CAGGGCATCCTTAAAGAAGCTGACATCAAGGCCAACCGCGACCGGTTCGTTGAGGAATATTTGGTAGTCCAGAATAACGGTGGCGTGGCGGCGCTGGATAGTAAGGCCGATTATACGGAACTGACATCAGAACCAAAGATGGTCGATGCTAAACAAATGAAGGAGTTACGCGACAATGTTTACCGATACTTTGGCGTTAACGAGAACATCGTCATGGGTAACTATAATGAGGACCAGTGGAACGCATTTTACGAGTCAACCCTGGAACCGCTGGCCGTCCAGATGTCGCTGGAGTTTACCTCTAAGTTATTTACCCAGGGGGAGCGTGGCCGCGGGCATGAGATAGTATTTGAAGCCAACCGGCTTCAATACGCATCAGCCAGGACGAAGATAGCTCTGGTGCAACAGATGGTACCGATGGGACTACTCACCATAAACGAAGCCAGGGAGATATTCAACTTGGCACCTGTTGAGGATGGCGACAAGCGGTTGGTAAGTCTTAACTACATCGACGCAGCCAAAGCCAACCAGTACCAATTAGGAGAGGAGGATGATCCTATTGACCCAGACAATGATCCCCAAGAGGGAGGGGAAGGAGCTTAGGTTCGCAGACCTTACCCCAATAGTAACAGAGCAAAAAGAAATGATAGTCGAGGGCCGGGCGGTAGTATTCAACCAACCAACGGTCCTTTTTAAGATGGATGGCAATGAGTATCATGAGGTAATCGAGCCGGGAGCACTGGATGAGGCCGATATGCGCGATGTGGTATTCCGGTACAATCACAACGACAATCTTTTTATTATGGCACGCACCCGCGGCGGCAGTCTGGAGGTCACAAAAGATGGTTTGGTCAGGGCCAAGTTCTTCGATACTCAGCAGGCCCGTGACCTTTATACCCTGATAAAAGCCGGAGCAGTGGACAAAATGTCTTTTGCCTTTACCATTCGCGAGGAGAGTTTTGACAAAGAGGCACGGACATGGCATGTCCGCAAGATTGATAAAGTATTTGATGTGGCAGCCGTAGACCAACCGGCTTACGACACCACTTCAATATCCGCGCGCAAAGTCCTCGATCTGGAGAGGGAGAGGATGGAGGCCCTGGAGAGGGCACAGGAGCTGGAGAGCTACAACGCACGGAAAAGAACACTGTTGTTAAAGACCATGACTTATTAAGGAGGAATGAAAAACATGACCAGAATGGCGGAAATAGAAGCCCGGATGTTAGAGATCCGCAGCCTGTTAGAAGGTGAAGGGGAAGTAGACCTGGATGCACTGGAAAAAGAACTGCGCGCTCTGGCCGACGAAAAAGCCGCTATCGAAAAACGCAAACAGATGTTTGAGGGCATTAATGTCCGGACTAAAAAAACAGAAGAAAGTGGCAGTGATGAACCGCAGGAACAGTTCCGCGACTTCGGGGAATTTCTCCAGACTGTGAAGTACAATCCGCATGATACGGCTTTAAGAGCAAAGGAAATGAGTGACAAGACCCAGAAGCGTTTCCTCAATATGGGAATAGGTGCAAATGGCGGATTTATTGTACCCGACCAGTTCTCCAACCAGATCAAAATGGTTGACGATCAGGCCGCAATATTCAGACCCCGCGCACAGGTTATTCCGGCTGGCGATCCGCCTGATGCCGCCATCACCATCCCGGCTCTTGACCAAGGTGGTGCTAACGGCGTTTATGCTGGCGTCCAGGTAACATGGATCGCTGAAGGCGCACAGAAACCTGAAACTGAACCCTTATTCCGTGAAATTAGGCTGGAGCCGAATGAAGTTGCCGCCCATGTGGTAGTCACTGACAAGCTGCTCCGTAACAGTGCCGCCGCTGGTGCACTTGTTTCCAGCTTGTTACGCAAGGCAATTATAGCCGCTGAAGAAGATGCTTTCCTGAGTGGTAACGGTGCAGGCCAGCCTTTGGGTATCATTGGTCATCCGGCCGCCATACAGGTAGCCAGAGCCGGTGCTGGAGCTATTGCCTATACTGATGTTGTAAACATGTTCGCCCGCGCCAAGTTCGGCGGCCAGCTTGCTTGGATAGGTTCTCAAACCGTCCTGCCCCAGCTGATGTCTATGGTAGATGCCGGCAATAATCTGGTGTGGCAGCCCAACGCTAGAGAAGGAGCACCGGGCACCTTAATAGGTATCCCATTCCTGCTCAACGACCAGAGCCCGATATTAGGAGCAGAAGGCGACCTGATCCTGGTAGACCTCAACTACTACCTGATTAAAGACGGTAGCGGTATTTCAATCAGCATGAGTGAGCATCCGCTGTTCACCCAGAACCGCACTATCATTAAGGCGTTCTGGAATGTTGACGGACAGCCTTGGCTGAGCACTCCGCTGTTGGCCCGTGACGGCGTTTCCACTGTGAGCCCGTTCGTCGTGCTTCAGTAAGAAGGGAGGAATAGAATACAATGGCTAAACTTTTAAGCGAAATAAACAAAGTTGACATAGCAATCGTCCCCGCGTCCATTAATGGCCAGTCTACCGGAACCTATTACAATATGGGTCTGCGTAATAAGGCCCTGTTTGTTTGGGAAGTTGGCGCGATGGCCGCAGCCGTGACCTCTATCGGTCAGGTTATGCAGGCTAAAGATGCTGCTGGTACTGATGCCGAAGCAGTCACCAATAACGCTGCTACCATTACGGCCAACACCAAAGTGGCCGCTGCTACTCTGACTGTTGATACCGTAGTAGCAACTAACAAAGTCACCATTAATGGTCTGACCTTTGAGGCTGCTGCTGCTGCAGACTTAGCTAACCGTAAATTTGCGGTAGGCGCCAATGACGCTGGTTGTGCAACAAGCCTGGCAGCCGCTATTAACCATGCGACCGCAGGCGTGCCCGGTGTTACCGCTTCGGCCGCTCAAGCAGTAGTAACCCTAACCAGTACCGAACCCGGTGAGGTGACTATTACGATTACCGATGCAACCGCAGTAAGAATCGTCCCGGCAACCGTTCGGGCAATTGGGTATATAGAATGTGATACTGCGTACCTAAAAGATGGCTTCAATTATGTAGCTCTGCGCATTACAAACTCTGCAGCAGCCCTGACCGGTGCTATACTGGTACGAGGTGAGAACAGATATTCTCCTCTAACCAATCAGGTAGCCGCCGCTAAAGTTGACGTAGAACCTTAATTTGAGGGGCCTTGCGCCCCTCTTTTATTCCCTTAAAGGAGGGGTAAAAAGTGCAATACATTGTTATTAAGCCTTTTCAAGACCTGACCGGTTTTAAGCAGGTGGGTGACCCGGTAGAACTTGACGACTGGCGCGCGGCCAAGTTGCGGCGTATGGGCCTAATCGGTGGCCGGTATGAACAGCCGATACAGACAGCCGTGATATCCGAACCGGAAATCCGCGAGGCCGTGATCAAGCCTGTCAAAAAATCGACCAAGACTAAAAAGTAGGGGGTGGCAGTATGGCTATCCTGGACGATGTGAAGGTGGCTCTGCGGATAGCCGCAACCACAACCGACTTTGACACAGAAATACAGGACCTTATAAATGCCGCCAAAGCTGACTTGAAGCTGGCAGGGGTAGTGGCAGACAAGGCAGTAGATGCCGACCCGCTCATTAAGAGGGCCATAATCACATACTGCAAGGCTTACTTCGGTTATGACAACCCCGATGCTGACAGGTTGGTCGAGTCTTATCTGATGCTTAAAAAGCACCTGGTACTATCGGTGGACTATAACACTGAGGCGGTGGTTTGATGCGACATAACCAGATAATCAAACTGATCACCGTCACTGTGACCGAGGACAGCATTGGCAATCAGGTTGCATTGACTACCGAGCGCACAGTGTACGCCAACGAGTTCTATGTTAATCAAAGCGAATTTTACAACGCCTCAGTAGCGGGACTGAAGCCTGAGAAGCAGTTCGAATTGTATTCCTATGAGTACCAGGGCGAACCAAAGCTGAAGCACGACACTGACACCTACAATATAATCCGCACTGAGAAACGCGGAGACAAGATTCGCCTGACCTGCGAACGTATCCTGGCTGACGAAATTGGCAGCGTAAAATTAATAGACCACCAACTGGTACAAGACCTTAAAGCCCTTGTTGAAACCATCCTGGCTGACGAAAACGTAACCATGACAGCGGAAGATAGAGCAGCATACCAAGCGGCCCTGCTCGCTGCGTTTGTGGGGTGGTAGTATGACTAATATCGACATCGACCAGCTGGCTGCGGAGATAGCTAAAGGCCTGGCTGACTATTCCCAGGAGGTAGTCGAAAAGGTTAACGTCAGCAGTGAGAAGGTCGGCAAGGCCGCAGTTAAACGGCTCAAAGAAAGCTCCCCGAAGCGATACGGCAAATATGCAAAAAGCTGGACTGTAAAGACCGAGCCAGAAGTTGGACAGCCACACAAACGAATTGTACATGTGAAGCCACCACACCACCGCCTGACCCATCTCTTGGAACATGGCCATGCAAAAGTAGGCGGCGGCCGGGTAGAGGGCAAGCCGCACATCAGACCGGTTGAAGAACAGGTCATAAAAGACTTTGTGCAAGAGGTAGAGGAGGCGATAAAGCGTGGATGAGGCGACACTGTTTCAACTATTAGAAACAACCGGGCTCCCGGTGGCGTATCATCACTTTACTTCGCCGCCGAGTCCACCGTATGTAGTCTATTTAGCTATAACAGTAACTTTGGTGCTGACAATAAAGTCTATAATGCCTTAAAGAATTTCCAGGTGGAGCTCTA